CATCCGGATGGTTTTGTAACCGGCCACACGGTTCTGTATCTTTACTGTGACTCCGGATTCATCTGCTTCAATTTGTCCAACCTTGCGATTGTTCTGTTTAAGTATCCAGTATTTATTGGGAATAACTGGTTTTGCTTCGATCATTTTAATACTCCTTGATATGTTGTGTTCAGCCAACGACCCATAGCATCCGCATGATCGCTGAGTTTGACAAGATCGTACTTGCCACAGAATTTCAAAAAGTGTGCTCCTACCATGCCCACATCTTTGTGACTGACTTGTTCACGAATGGCAGCATCTACCGCGGCCTTGACATCTTCGGGCTGTGCTGTGAGATCAATCAGGGTGCGGTTGCGTTCGTAGTCGTCTAGAACTCGGTGTTCTGCTTGATTGTGATCGGACCAGCGTTGCAACATCATGTTGTTCCAAGAATATCCACGACGATTACGATCCTCAAATGCTTCGGTCAAGCCCACTTGATTCTTGGTGCCTTTTACTCGCACACCAGGATAGGCCGAAAACACATTGTCACCAGAGTCGCCACGCATACATTTCATGAACAGTGCCCAATGCTGATAGTCTGCAGGTGCTTCAATCTTGGGGTCAGGCTTGCCTACTTTGATTTTACTGTTGCTTTCAACAGTGAATGCCAACCGGCGACCACGATTGTCTGTGACACCATCCACAGCAAACAAGTGTTCATTGATGCCGTTGTAGAGTTTGACATTGGGCGCAATCATTTGCACAAAATCTGAGTCTGAACTCACAATCACATGTTGGTCTTGTGGATGCAGTGCGATCCAACGAGCAATCACATCATCTGCTTCGGCAGTGGCACAGCGGATCACACTGCAATTGGTCTTGGCCGAAAGATACTGAGTCAGCAATTCATAAGTCTCCCAAAACATCTTGTCTTCTTCAGATTCAGCCTCAGTCATGGCACCACGTGCCACAGCACGATTGGCCTTGTAGGGTTTGTACACATCTTTGCGCCACGAGCGACCCTCCAGTGCGAACACCACGTGGTCTGCTCCAAGATCACGAGCAACCTTGTTGGCGCTCATAAAAGTCAAGTGCAGGGCAAAACCCAGTTTGGTCCAGGTGTCGCTGGCACGGTGTGCTTGATGCCGTGCACGAAAAAACATGTTACTGGTATCAATTAGAAGGTATTTCATGTGTTCAGAAGTTTGTGGATCTTGATGTATTGTAGCACATGTTCAGCCCAAAAGCAATGGGCATCTGGCCCAAAATGCCAACTCTGTGGGTTTACTGTTTGAAAGCCGTGATTTCGCAGCACACCATCAAACGTCTGGGAAGGATTGTAAGGATCCATGTAACAACTGTGCCAGTTGTAGTACTTTGGTTGTGCCTCAAAATGGCTGTTGCCATTGAACATCACGTGTGCAATGCCTTGATCCTGTAGGTATAGATGAAACTGATAGATGTCATTGTGTGCTTGCGATTGGCATTGTGCCCAGTCAATGTTGGTCACAAACTCCTGATACCGTTGTTGATATTCTGGAGGCACATGATCAATACCCGATGCATTGACTTGATAGTATTGATCATTGATCAACCATTCTTGTCGCTCCCAGGTGCTCCACTGTAGAACCATGAATGTGTCTTTGAGAATTTCTGCTGTTTGTGCTTGTATCCAGTCTCGAGTGGTACGCATGATACGAGCGTTGGAACCTCCAGCCTGTGCATCAAGATACAGTATGGCGTTCATCCAATTGGCTAGCTCGCATCCAAAGCTCACACGCTCGTTGTCAGGATGAGGCTGTTGTCCCAGACCCCAATACAGGCCATCGTCACAGGCCCAGGCATGAGAATTTACACATTCAGCAGCAGCAGCATGGCTGTCACCATTCACGTACAATATCATTTCTGTAACAGCGTCTTATGGCTTTCGGCAGCAACCACTCGTTTGCGCAGACTTGAACTGGAGAAGCTGTGATCTCTGGGATTGAAGATACATTCGATCTCGCGTTGAAAACATTCACTGCGACCAGTATACTCTTTGTCCTGATATTCAACCCCTAACACACGCACATCAAGTGGCAGAATCAAAAGAAGATCAATGAGATCCTGTTCAGTTTGATAGACCACAACTTCGTCCACATAACGACAAGCAGCCAACTGTATTTGTCTCTCCACAATGCTTTGTATGGGTTTGTTTTTGGTATCGGGTCTGTCGATTGTGGGATCAGTTTGTAGTCCACATATCAAATAGTCACAGTGATTCTTGGCTTCTGACAGCATGGCAATATGGCCTGCATGCAACATGTCAAAGGTGGAGAAGGTGATGCCAATCTTTTTGCCATCAGCCTTGAGCTGTTTGATATGATTGAAAATCATGATACTTCGCTGCGTCCGTTGCCGATGTCGGTGCTGCGCACCCAGATGCCAGACTTGTTCATGGCTTGTTCTTGTTCCCAAGTTTCCATCACAACATGGCGGCACACGTTCTGAAACCAGCGATCCACAATTTCTGCGTCAGTGTCGTCTTTCTTGATCATGTAGCCAGCTTTGACCAAGCGAGCAATAAAGATTTCGTTCCAGTCCAGTTCAAACGCACCTTGGTGTAAGTTTTCAGGATCCACATCCATGCGTAACACAGCCACATAGGGTTCGCCTTTTTCAGTTGCAAGCTCTTTCTCACTCTTGGCAGGAGGCTTGGCTTTTGGTGCCTTGGGTTTAGGCGTTGGGAGCACCGGGCCACCTGCTGCAGGCTGGTCATTGCCAAGCCACTTTTTGATTTTGTTGAACATTTATTTCCCCCAGCCATTGCCCCAGATATCCACATGCAATCGTGGACTGTACCAGTAGCCACGTTTGAGTGCTTCGTCGGCCACGTTGATTCTGTTGCCGTTGTACACTGACACCACACCGCCCACGGGCATCACAAACACAGGGCCTGCAAATTCACGACTGCGGTATTCGGCCACAGCACGATCCAGTTCGTCAAAGTCCGCCGGCTTTTCTACCACAAACTTGAGATAGGTCACACCGTAGGATTCATAGTCCCAGACCACATCAGGCCGGATAGCATCCGACCAAACTTCACCACTCACACTCAGCTTGGGACTGACGCTGAAAGTGATTTCGCCAAACCAGTTGATTAGATAATGCTTGAAATCTCTAGTGAGTTCCTGGGTACCGTTGGTTTCAAATGTGATATGCCGCAGGCCACGTTCGGCCAAGATATCCAACAGTTCTGGATAAGCACGTTGCCAGCCCAGCAAGGGTTCGCCACCAGTGATTACCAAATGCACGGGATTGCCGTTGGGCTGTTGCCACACACCATTGGGCAACAGTTCAGTCATGCGGTCTGCTAGTTCTTGTGCTGTGTACGTGGGACTGAGATGCTTGAAATCTGGGTGCCAACTCGCATAGCTGTCGCAACCAGTTGTGACCAAGGGCAGTTCTTCAAAAGTCTTGTACAGTTCAACTTTCTTGGCCACTTCGTCTGCTTCTGTGGATTTAACTCCGGGCTTGCAACCAAATCCCGAGCAGGTAAAGTTGCAGCCAAATGTGCGTAGAAATACCGACGGCACACCTACATAGCGACCTTCGCCTTGTGCTGAATAAAATAGTTCAGATACTTTGAGTTTCATAGTCTTGTTACCTTTGTCATGCCCGATCGCTTGAGATCTTTTGTTAAATTAATACTTTCCTCGTGCATTTTAACACGAGTTGATTCTTTTGTCACCCAACCTGGCAACACTACATCTAGATAAGCCAAATGTTCTTCGGGACTGGGATGTGGATCATCTCCTGGTTTGGGCCAGTTGTTTAGAAAAACAGTTTTGTCATATCCTGGTGAAATGGTATCTAGCACGTCTGCATACAGTCGCATAACATCTCTATAAACACTGACATTGTCGTCAGCAACAGGTCGAGCCATTAGTTCTACCATGCTTAAAAATTTCCATGTCGCACCATGTCGATTTTCTAACAAAGTTTTTACAGCTTTGATATATGCTAGATCACGAATTAAAAAACCTCTCTCGTCAATATGAGATCGAAGATAGTCTGGATGATACACAGTTTTAGCAAAGTGTACATTGCCCGGTGTGTGCCATCTGTCTTGTATGTATCGGTCTTCTCGATCAATGCTGGTCCAACAAACTACTACAGTATCGTCAGAACCGAATGAATACCGTTGATCTGCTTCCATTACTGAATTAAAAATATAATGATTGCCGCCGCCGGCCTGCCCCCAATTTTCAAAATAATCAAATTCTGGGGCCAAACAATCAGCCCACGTACTCCAGCGATAGTTGGTAAAACTACATCCGAATGTAAATAGTTTTTTCATGTTAATCGTTGCGTTGTCGGCTGTAGATGTGTTGCCAGTGCTCAATCATTTCGTCCATGAGTGCTTCAAATGTGTATGTGAGTTGCCATCCCAGTTGCTTGACAATCTTGGTGTTGTCTCCACGCAAGTAAGGCAGTTCTTCTGGGCGAAGGTATTTAGGATTCTGAATCACATGGTCTTGATAATTCAATCCCAGTTGTCCAAATACATATTCACACATGTCTCGCACAGATCTAGTGATGCCAGTGGACACCACAAAGTCGTCAGGTTGGTCTTGTTGTGTAATCAGGTGCATGGCTCGCACATAATCATAGCTGTGACCCCAGTCACGATAACTGTCCATATTGCCCATCTCCAACTGGTTACTCAGGCCCAGAGCAATCTCCACAGCACCTTTGACCACTTTGTTGGTCACAAAATTTGAGCCACGACGTGGGCTTTCGTGGTTGAACAAGATACCGTTTGACGCATGCAGCCGGTAGGCCTTGCGATAGTGATGTACCATGTTGTAGGCAAACACCTTGGTACAACCATATGGGCTCACCGGTCGCATGGGAGTGGTCTCACGCTGATAATTGTCAGCATCCACACTGGATCCAAACATCTCGCTGCTGCTAGCTTGATAAAATCTAGCTTCAGGAACCACAGTGCGATAGGCTTCCAACATGTTGATCACGCCCAAGGCATTGACCTGTGCGGTAAACTGTGGAATGTCGCTGCTGATGCGCACATGACTTTGTGCACCCAGGTTGTAGATTTCATCCGGTTGATACAGTCGCAGTGCACGTTCCAGACTGCTCTGATCAGTCAAGTCACCGTATTCTACTTCCACTGGCAAGTTGCCGATGCGATCCTTTTGATGCTCCACAGTTGAATTGCGTCGAATGATGCCAGTGACTCTGTAGCCCTGTTCCAGCAGGTGTTCGGCCAAATAACTGCCGTCTTGTCCTGCAATGCCTGTAATAAATGCTGTTTTCATTGTTAAGTTCCTAGTTCTAGTAGTGTACGACTTTTCATTGTGCGTGTCAAATCTATCATGACCTGAGCCATGTATTCTGGCTCCAAACTAGCACCTGGTCTACCATTCAACATTGGTGTGTTGACTCTGGGAGGATGTATCAAGGCAATGTGTACATTGGTTCCGGCAAATATGTCTTCAGTGCTTTGCCACATGTTGTGCAGGGCCGATTTGCTGGCAGCATACAGCACCAGATTACGACGAGGTTGGTTGTGTACAGCACTTCCGGTCAGTACAATTTTGACTGCTTGATCGGGGCGGTCGATATAGTGTTGCACAATGGCCCAGGCACTACCAAAGTTGGCATCAAATACTTCTCGGTACCTGCTTTGATTGGTGCCCAACGTACCAATACAGTTGAATATCCAGTCTGGTTCCGTCTGAGTA